TCACAGCATCGTCCACTCTTTTTCTCTGCTATCCAAATATTTGTCAGTCATCTTCATTGATTTATGACCGAGGAGCTTCTGAGCAAACTCTTTCCCATATTCCTTTTCATACAGCCGACCGGCCAGACTTCGTATTTCATGAAACGTCGGTGGCGAATCTGTGAATGTCAGTCCGCAATTTTTTCTGGCAGCAACAAATGCTTTAGTCAGTGTATCCGGATGAAGCGCGCCAGGCTCCCGGCCTGTTTTGCGGCTATCTGAACCGATCAGGTATTCACTGCTATTTGATGCCACGCACCGTTCTACAACATGTCTCAGCGTGAGGCTGGCGGCATTCAGTTTCAGATCCAGCGGGAGCGAGATTTGCGCCCCTGTTTTTCCTTGAACGACCCACAGCCTGCCTTCTCGGATGTCGCTCTTTTTCATTTCACAAATGTCCTCACGTCGCTGGCCGGTAACCAGCCCCATCAGTATGCCCAACTCAACCCATTCTGGCTGATTTGCGCATGCTGCAGCATGAATCCCCCAATACTCATCAAGTGTAAGACGTTCGCGTTTAACACGCACGTTTGGTGTTTTTGTCACTTCTGCAGGATTGTTTGTGGCGATGCCATTCGCGATCGCTTCGCGGAAAATATCAACCAGTAACGATCTCATCGTTGATGCTGTCGTATTTTTACCCGCGTCAATATAGCTGTTAATAAATTCGGCGATATCCTTTGTTGTGATTTTCGTAATGTCCTTTTCCCCAAATCTGTTGCATAGATAGCCTATCTGCTTCGTTCTGGCCTTGATTGTGTTATCGGCCAAATCTCGCCGTTTTAATATGGCTTCGTAACTCTTCATCCAGTCCATGAATGTTGTTGCAGGCTCGCTATCATCCTTCTTCTTTATCAGGCGCTGCATTAAAGCAACTGGCGTAAAGTTGCTTTCAATATAATGGTTGGCTTCTATTGCCTGGGATATTGCGTCTCGGCGAGATATCTGTCCCATTGATATTTCTTCCCCGGATACTGGGTTTCTCCAGTAAAATGCCTTACGCGTCTTCCGGTAGGTGAGATTTCTGGGTAAATTGGCATCATACCTTTTGGGGCGTTTTGCCATAACCATGAGTGATTTTCTCCATCAATGGTGATAACTCTGGGTTTTCCTGCATCATCTTTTTAGCCAGTGAAAAACTTTTAGGGTTTATATAAATGGCATCCTCAGTGACGCGGTATTCCCTGCCATGCTTTTCTGGCGCTGGATATATTTTCCCTGCACGAGCCCAACGCTGAAGTGTTTGGATGGTTGGAGGCTTGTCTGAGTATTTTTTTTCTCGCCATTCTTCTAATGTTAATAGCTTTGTCATTGGTCAGTCCTCGGGAAAAGGGCATGCCAAAGACACGCCCTTATTTTGGTCGTTTTATTTATGTAAGGAAGGGGCTTTGGTTAACAGGAAGTCCGGCTTTCCGTTTCAGCAAATTTTATACGGTTACTTCCTACTTGCTCCTATCCTATTCATGTGTGTCTGTTGAGCAATTCTTATAGCCTCTTCCTTTGATATAGGGGTTAGCGATTTTTCTGGCACGCCGACATACCCCTTCCCAATGCGCTTAATAACGACTGTTGTTGAAGGGAAGGGCGCGGAAGTCGGCGACAATATCGGGATTTATCTCCAGGCTGCGGCCATCACAAAGTGTGTGCTGTTCCCGGCGAATGTCTGCGAATACTGTTCTGGCATCGTTGCGATCAAACCAAAACATGCGCGACCCACAGCACATATCAAGAATGGGACGTTGGGGGGCATGGACATTTACGCCCCCCAACAATCAATTTCAGTATCAATACTGTCGTCAATCTCCTCAATGGTGATCTCGCCTGTAAGAAAGTGGAGCGCTTCATTGGTGTAGCGCTCACGGTTTTCATCAAAATAACGAGAAAACTCCGGTGACCAGCCGTATGCATTTCCTTGCCCAGCGAAATCGGCCATGGCGTTGTTTTCTGCCATCTCCGCTACCAGACAATCGGCGGTGATCTTTCCACTCTCCCGCGCAAACGATTTGATGTCAGCCTTAGACCAGTAAGGGGAAACCTTTGAATCACCCCATGGTTTCAGGTGAATGCGCCAGCGCCGCTGGCAGCGTTTTATCAGGGATTTACTCATCGTTTTCGCTCCATGCCGGCATGATGGCATCAACGGGAAGGCACTGGTATTCAGTGGGCAATTTCTGCGCCCTGATATCAGCCTCGCAATTTTTCCGATCCGGATATACCCAGCCTTGCGGCTCGTATTGGCACGGCTGGAACGTGTAACAGACAAAAAGAAATAGACCGAACAAGGCGGCCTCCTTCGGGTTTTATTGAGTCAGGGGATTCACCGCATCACTGTGAGGATGCGGTGATATTGGAATTAATAGTCATTGGGATAGTAGATGTCGTCCGGATCGCTCTCATCGAGCACCAGCAGGCTATCACCGTAATACATGGCGCCTACCAGTTTTTCAAACTTGGTACGGAACTGCACAGGCCTTTTACCCAGCACATCGTTAAGTTCGAGCTTACCGTTGAAAAGCGAATAAACACGGTTCCCTTCATGCATAACTGGATTGTTGTCGCGTCCATCTCGAACGGTCTTCTGATGAAAGCCCAGATAGACCTCGCAATTATGGGCTTTCTCTTTCTGCTCTTTTTTCAGGTAACTGTGGGAGCTTTCGGAAGCAGGTTCTTTTTCGAACCCGATGTAGAAAAAACCGTCACGGTCGTCATTGATAACAACCTGCGGGCGTCCCCATCCTTCGTGCGCTGCTTCTTCCTGATACTGCTCAACATAGGCCCGCCACAGGTCAGATGCCTTGATGAACTTCGGCACCTGGTCTTGCTCGATAAAGTCTTTCACCAGTTTCTGCATCTGCGTTACCAGACGTTCGCTAACTGCATTGGTTTTCCACTGTTCATCAAGGGCGCGGGCCAGCAGCAGGTTATAGCGCGGCAGGTCGGCGATTTCGGTGATATTGCCAGGCAACGCCTCTTCCAGCGCCTTCTTCACCGCATCTGGGAACTTACCCCAGCGGAACGTGTCTTCAATGGTCTTTTCGTAAAGAGCCCGGACGTGCTTATGGATCATGTCACGGAACTCTTCAGACGCTTCAAACTGACGGCAATGCTCATTGATAGCTGTTGCCAGACTGGTTGCATTAACGGTGGATGTTGCTTCTGCAATATTGGTCATTGGTCGGTCCTCAAATAAAAAAACCGCATATAGCGGTCAAATGTTGTTGGTCATGTGCAATTCTGTGGTCTAAATCGCCCCGGTGGGCGTTACATCTTTGTCTTGCTTGCCTGTTTTCTCTGCCAGTCTGTCCAGTCGCTCGATTTCAGCAAGAATCAGAGCGCCAGCTTTCACCAAATCGCGGCGAGTACCGGTTGGTTTCCATAACGACTCATCCCAAGACAGAGGCCAATCCATTGCCATTTCTATGGTGCCGTCACCGCGCGTGTAACAGTTGATAGATGAGTACGCATAGGTTACCGCCGCACGCACCATATCGCCGTTAAAAATCAATCCGGTTTCTTTCACTCAAGCCTCCTTTCCCAGCCGCCCCAAAATCACAGCCTTCGATGGCAACGGCAGTTGATGGGCAAGTTGCCACTGTTTACGCTGGGTTTGGGTTTTGTGGTCCAGCAACTTGCGGATATCACCGACCGGAATGCTGGTGTCTTTGGCAATCAGGTTTTCATTGATGCCTCGGCGGTGCAGTTGGTACACCGCCAGCATAATGGTTGATGAGTAGTAGCGACGCGCACCGATGCGTGGCATGGGTGAGGGCATCCGGGTGAACGTATCACTGGTATAGATTGGCTTGGGCTCCGGTTTATACGGTTCGCCCAGTCGAATTGATGACCGCGCCCGCATGCGATGAATAATGACGTTCAGCCAGTTGCAGCGATCGTCTTCCGGTTTATAGAGAACGCCTAAATTCAGTTCTTCCATATCAGGCGGCCTCGCTACGTTTTTGTGCCTGTTCCCAATCCTTCACCAACCCCATGCATTTGGCGTGCACCTGGCGCGCAGTAGCGATCCCGAACCCTTTCACCTTATCCGCCAGCATTTCCGGTGTGCGGCGCACAATGTCGAATAGCGAATAGATGCCAGCGGCGCTGAGGAGATCCAGATACTGCTCTTTCAGCGGCAGCGTGCCGGATAGCACTGATTCGGCCCATTCAGCGCGGCGCACCAGGTGAGGGTGGGTTTCTTCCAGTAACTCGCGGATGCGTGCCGTGACGGCTTCATTTAGCCCTTCCGGCCAGGCATCCTTAAAACTCTCAATGGTGGGATACATCGGGACAGCCCAATCTGTTACAGACACGATCATGCAAATGCCGATGGTGCTGCGGATCTCCAGGTGCCAGTCGATATCATTCAGAATTTTTACGTCGTATTCCGGAGAGTACAGCCCCAGCCCCCATTGGAATGTGTAGAAATAAAACTGCACGCCATTGCTGGCCTGCCAGTAGCGTGGCGCCACGTCGCCGTCGGCACGCCGTAACCGCGCCTGAATATCGACAAGATGCCGGTTTAACTCGTCATTGAGTTGCACCATGCCTGAGAGCTTACTGGTCTTGTCGGCCAGTTCTTTTTTCAGTCGGCGTATTTCCGTCAACTGCTGGTCTCGTAGTTTCCGGCTGTCGGCCAGCTCCTCTTTGAGGCGCACCAATTGCGATTTCATGCGTTCTGGATTGAGCGATTTCAACTGATTCCGCTCGTTTGCCAGCATGGCATTATCAGTAAGCGCCAGCTTGTACTTGGCAGTGACGCTGTCACGTTCAGCAGCCGCTTCCGCGGCACTCAGTTCGGCGGTTTCGATGCGTTCCTGAATTTGCTTCAGCGCCAACTCTTTGGTGGTTAGGGCGCTGTCTGTAGTCTCTAGCCGATCAAGCAGGGCGTTGTATTCGTCAGTCTCTTGGTTGATTTGCTCAATACACAGGGCCTGTGCTTGATTCAGCAGAATTGCGGCGCTCTCTATAGAACGCTGCGCCATGCCGGTGGTTTGGGATGTCGCCAGATCGAGCTGCGCCCGAACAGGGCGCAGGGATGATTCCAACACGTCGGCGACGGTTGTTGTGGTTGTCATAAAGAATTTCCTGATAGATTCCCCCAGCAAGGGGAGAGAATTAATAGCGGAGCGTTAGCGGTCGGACGAGGTTATTAGCGACAGCATCCAGTAATTTTCTGGCGGTTGGCTTAGTGAGCTTAATTTCGGCACTGGCTAAATCTACCAATAGCAACTCCAGGAGCCAGCTAAGGTCTGGCTGCGGCGCTGTGGCGGTAACCGGTGTCGCCTCCACTAACTGCTCCGGGTGGGTGGCCGCTGCTTGAGGCTGTAATGATGTTGGCTGCTGTGTTGTCGCTGGCGCTATAGCCTGTTGCGCCTGTGCTGCTAACCGGCTTTCATCTATTTTTTTCTGATTGCCAATACGCTGCTCGATCAATAACTGCAGGTGCTCCCAGTCATTGCCAATAATCTGGTTTAGATCCGCAAACAGATTCTTGTATTCCGGTGGAACCGTATCGAACAGTTTAAGATTTTGCTGATACTGAGCCGCCAACTGGTTAGCTTCGATTTTTGCGCGAGCCAGCTCATCATTAGTAGCGCTGTGCAGCGATGTCAGCGTCTTTTTGCCTTTAATGGCACTGACAAAATCCACTGGGATAGTAGGCAGCCGGACAACACTCAGCGTTGCGTTCAGTTCATCAATGTGTGCTGCCAGGCTATTTCGCGCCTTTGTGATGATATCGGCTCGGATCTCGTCTTTGCGCGATTTAACCAGACGAGTGAGCTCAAGCCTTTTACCGCGCATTTCTTCGCGCAACGTGTCGATGGTACGGAACAGCCGATCAATCTGTTCGGTCTGGGATAGCGCCTGCTGCTTGATCAAATCCAGTTCCTTTTCCGCTTTTTCGCAGAATTTGACGGTTTCCTCCGCGTCGGCGAATTCTTGATCGGTGGTCAGGTTGGTGTTGATAGATCGTATGAAGGCCAGTGCCTGACCTTCATACACGGCAAGATTCGATTGCTTTACTGTTCCTTCAATCTCAACCAGCAACGCCGGAAGGCGCATAATGGTTTTTCCTGTGGGGAGCTCGTTAATCACAGGGGCCGAGTAGTTTTTTAGGTCAGACTCGAACTGATCCCAACCGGCAATCAGTGCACTGGCCCGGCCCTCCACTGGCTTGTACTCCATCCAGGCGAAATTCTCTTCTGTACCGTCGGAGACCACAAAAATAGCGCGGCTGGCACCGCTGACCAGCAACTGCTGTTCCAATTGCCAGTAATATTCCGGGGGAAGATCGTGATTACGGACGTGCTCGGCCAGCGAAGCGTTCCACATCTTGTGCTCAAACAAGGTGTCTTCGGTCATTGTGATGCCGTCGAACGAAGCCAGCAGGCGGCCATCATCGGAAATGGCCGTGGCGGGAAACAGCTCATCATCAATCATGTTTTCAACGATAGCGCGTGCTGCAGCCTCATATTCATGGCCTTTATCAAACAGATGGGTTTGCACCCAATCGCTTACCTCGCGCTCGGTGCCGGTGGCCTTCATGCTCAGCAACTCATCGCGGCGCATTTTGCTGGAGGCGGCCATCATGACGGGTGCCTCGCTGGCGGTAAAATGTTTGGCACGCAGTGCGTGCCAGGTGTCGGTTCCCTGTTGGACGTTAACGATTTGCATTGATAGGCTCCAGGTCGATGATGGCGGCAATTTGTTCTTCGGATAGGGTGTATTTGCTGCTGGCGGTGGCAATGATCTGCTGTGCCGTCTTTTTTCCGCTATCCATCAGCGCCTGCCAGGCGGGCAGGTTTGCGTTGAAGCGTTCTTGCGGGTAATAAGCAATGGCTATTGGCGCGGTAACTTCTGTTGTTTTCGGCGTGACATCCTTGGCATTGTTGAAGTCCAGGTCTTTACCTTCCATTTCCTCCGCCGTCGGCTGTTGCCCGATTTCAGGCCATGCCTTGCGCAGTACCTGCGCTTCGGCGCACTTGGCCAGCTGCGCATACGGTCGGCGTTTCCACATGGCATTCGGTGCTTTGGTGTCCTTACTGCTGGTAGCGTAGTTTTCCAGCCAGTATTCGCGTGCGCTGAATTCAACGATATGCCCGTCAGGCATCAGCTTATAAACGGTGTACTTGCACCAGGCCGGGAAGGTGATTTCAACGTTATCCAGTGTCTGCGTGGTATCCGGTCCAAACTCTGGTTCTTTAGCACCGGCATAGCTGCCAGAGCGATCAGCCTGGATGCGGTAAAGGCCAATTCCTGGCATGACGACATCACGCCATTCGTTTCTGCCTGACTGAGCGTCTTTCACACTCATGGGAACCAAGTGAACAGGCTTCATGAGCGGATCGAGATTGCGTGCGCGGCAGTAATTTACTGCCATAATCACGGAGTCGTCTTTAGCACCTGGGTAAATGCTGTTTTTCAGCGCGTTCCAGGTCGGCTCATCGATACCAAGGTTTACCACCGACGGCGGAAGCGTCGACGTGGCGATAGTATTGCTGGTGGTCATGGTCAGTCCTTAATTACAGAATCAGTGACAACGCAGAAAACGCGGCCAGTACGATGATCAACGGGAACATCACACCGTTCTTCTGCTGCGGGTGGTTGTGAATATTGTGGCTACCGATACCGTGCCGATATTGGATGTGTTTAACGGAGCGGGTGGTCATGGTATTCTCCTTGCGATCGGATTGGTCTCCGATCAACTGCTGATGGCCCTTGTGGTCATTGGTCAGTCCTCAAGGTTGTGCGGTTTGGTCACTGCACAATCGGGATAGCCCCGGTTCTGCCGGGGCTTTTCTCTTTTCAGGCGGCAATACTCAGCCCAGACAATTCCATTGCCCGTTCGATCATGGCTACGCGGCGGAATATCTCTTCCTGTACGTCGAGCAAATAGTTTTCCGTCTGGGGGAGATCGACCAACGCGTCTATAGGGCGATCATCTGTGCCAGCAATGTGGCAGCGATTTTTCAGTAGAGCCTTCATGTCACCGATAAGCCGTGCGTTGCGATGCATATTGGTGATGCGTTCGGTCAGGATTTGCTGTTCTTCCGGGCTTTGCTCCAGCCTGCTTTCGTATTCCTCCAATATTTCTTCAATCATGCGTTGATGGTTGTAATCGTTCATCAGTGCCTCCTTGTAAGTGGCCTTACTCATGCGCCCGCCGGAGCGGACGCAGGGGGAAAAGCCGCTTATCTCTTGTCTTCGTTGATGCGCTGATAGGGGAAGCGATCAGTGTGGGGCTTGATGTTCTTGTAGAAGTGGGAGCCGACAGAATCCGCATCTTTGAATGCGGCGAAGTCGTCGGTACTCACATTGCTGTAGTGGTACAGGCTACCCGGCGCGTTATTGCGCCCATTAAAACGAATGGCCAGTGTGCTGGTTACCGGGTCGTGGCCGATGCTGTGGATCTGTGATGATTTAACGGGGGTCATGTTAATGGTCATTGGTGAGTCCTTGTTTTTGCGTATAAAAAAGGCCACCCGAAGGTGGCCGGTGTGTTGCCCTGGTGAGGCGTAAAACTCGCTTTTCAGGCGAAAAAAAAGCCCACCGAAGTGAGCTTGATTTAGGTATTTAGTAAACCCCGTGGGGGATGATGCTACAGCCGCGCATTTTCTGGTGACCAATGGCCGTGTAGCCGGTATAGCGTTCAGGATTTTCACCGCCACCGGTTTTGCTTTCGCGAGTTTTTTTCGGTGCAGGAAAATCTGGCATCGGCTTGCAGCGTGAGGTGATGGTGATCATTATAGCTTTGCCAACACGATCACTTTTGCGTTTAGCGATGCGTTGGATTTTTTCCATGCGCTGCTTGGTCGTGGCAGTGCGACGTTTCTTATGTATTGTGGTCATTAGTCAGTCCTCTGTCTTGAACGGGTGCCGGGATATTTAGGCACGCCCGGCCGTGCTATCCTTGCTGTCACCACAACAAGTAAGGATTTCGATGATGGAAGGTCCATTTGAGGGCATTTGCCCATTATGTAAATCACCTAAAACCTATTTTTCCGATGATCATGGAAATGTTCATCGTTATCAGTGCAATTCTTGCAAACGTGTCCATGCCAGCCGTAGGGCTGAAGAGCTGTTATCCGACAAATTTGCTAGTAGAATAGGTGAACTATCGGCGATCTCAGCGTCTTTGAAAGACGGAGAGGCGTTGGACATAACCTATGCTATTGACGATGGAAAATTGATTATCAAAAGTCGGATAGTTTCAATTTAATATCCAGGCGGCAATGGTGACGGTAGATAGTCTCCGTCCCATGCCACGCCAGCAATCGTCAATCTTATGCCGTTGTCGTCTTCAAAGACTTCAGCAGATGAATGACCTGCTTCCTGCTTCTGAATCATGTCAGCATAGCGGTGAAGGGTTTGAGCCAATAGTGGTGTAAACCTTCCGTCACCGATCGTGTCGTTCTCCGCGTAGATTATTGCGATGCGCTTCATCTGCATTCCTCATGTGGTTATCACCGTTACGTCCTCGCAAAGATGCATGGGTGATAAGCATGGTTTAGCCGTAGCCGTCGCACCGGTACATGCAGACCGTTGGTGTGTGCGACTTAACCTGACTGTTAAAGAGCGATCCCGGTTGGAATGAAATGAGTTTATTAAACACTTAACTTCGAAGTCAATTAAACACTTAACAAAAATTTAGTGTTTATTATTAACTAATTGAAAAATAAATGATTTATTTCTTGTTTACCTTGGTGTGTAAAGTTACACTCAATGAATAAGTAAAATGTGTCTAAGGAGTGGGGCATGATTCCTGTTCGTTCGGAAAGCCTTAAAAGTAATAACTGGCTAGCGAAACTATCTCGTGGAGATTACGGGGTAGGGGGGACGTTTTTGCACCTTGTTGCCGTGCTTCTTCTTGCCGTTATCAACTTTTCTCTGTTACGAGAGATTGAAAATGGTAGCGTTTGGGTAGGGTATCTTGCGATTGTCTGCGCGATTTTTTACGGGATCTACATCACAAATACTGGAATGGGATTTTGGAGATTGGCGCGAAGGGTGCCTGGAGAAGTAAAAGTATTCCTGCTACGGCTTCTTTCATTTTGCTGTGTGTTAGCAGGAATCACCGCTGTGTTTAATGGTATCGGGTTAATATTTACTTTATTTAGCATTAGCTGATTTAATAAATATAAACCCGGAAAAACTGGGTATGTTGTGAGTTGTACTGGTAATTAATTTTCTAAGCGTAAATTGACCGCAATTAATGAGTAGTCATCAGATGGTATCTTTGTTTCAATGCGCTTTCTTAGACTAGTTGCAAACCGTATTGAATCTCTCATTGTTTGCTCTGAGAATCGGGGGCGCTGCTCCCAGAAATGGTGAGAACCATCGGACATAATAAATAAAGATATAATATTTTCATCGCTATGGAGTTTTTCTTTGGGAATAAAAAAATTGTCATAATTCATTTCGATAGCATGCGATATTGCCGTTGTTATTAGATTGCTACCACTTTTCCCTTTTAGTTCTTTTTTGGTATATATCCCTTCATCTATTAACCTTTGGTGTTGAGTATGGTCCTTTGTTAATTGAATTAACTTGTTTTTATTCTTAATATAAAGACGGCAGTCTCCGATGTGTCCAATATGAAGTCCATCATCATTAGCATAGCAATAAGTTAGTGTTGTTGATGCTTTTGATAATTCTGAATTAAATTCAGATAAACCAAAAACTTTATCTTTAAGCGATAGAAATAAATTATCTGCATTTAATAAATCACTTTCTTTATTGATTCCGTTAAGGTGAGAAATAACTATATTAGATGCTAACTCACCGCCAGGATATCCGCCAACACCATCAGCTACAGCAAAAAGATAACCATTGTTGATTTTTTTAGGAGGTAAGATACTATCTTGATTTTGACGAAAAGGTTTTTTGGCGAGAGAGAATGCAGCTACTGATATTAAGTGAGTCATTTAAATCACCCTTTTAAAAGAGTCATTAACAGCTGCCATGATTTCAGCAACATTCTTATATCTTGCACTGGGTCTTCTAAGTGTGCATCTATTGATTATGTCATCCATTCCGTCTATACCCAATGTATCAATTAAAACCCCAATGGAAAATATATCTGATTGTACAGAGAAGTCACCAGCTTTTTCAACCTCTGGTGCCATATAACCCTCAGTACCCATTGCTGTCGGGAATTGAGTCAGAATAGATGTATCTGAGTTTGGTGAAATATTTTTCACTAACCCGAAGTCGGATATTTTATAAATGCCATCGCTGAACTTTAGGATGTTGGCAGGCTTTATATCCCTATGTAATAAAATATTTCCATTGTGATTGTGCATTTTATCTAAACCACATAAAATCATTTTTATGATGGAATGTTTTTCTTCGTTTGTCAGATTTCCTGCAACAATATCGTCAGATAAGCTATTTGTTGCTAGCTCCATGATAAACCAAGGCTGCTCAATATTTAGATTGCAAAGGTATATTGGTACGATATTAGCATGGTAACATCCAGCCTGATATAATACTTCTCTTTTAAATCTTCTAACTAATTCTATATCCCCATCCGCATTAACTAATTTTTTTCTTGCGTATTTTTTATTGGAGCATTTTTTTAGACTTGTAGTGTAGAGATTTATTTCCTCCACTACTCCAAAACTACCACTACCAATCTCACGTAAAGACTCTATATAGTAATTGCCATGTGGTTCCATAGAATTAAATCCTATTTAGATTAGTTTTTTATTTTGGTTAGGCATGTATGACTTTTGATTAATATAATGCCAATCACGTCTTCATGTTTTTAATTTATTGTTTATTAAATCATTGCAGAGGGGGAAGATCAACAAAAAACATGACAATCATAATAAGATGTAGAGATGTATTAACTATAAATAATAAGATTTATAATATTTTTACATTGTGATTTAGAGAGATTGCCACTACTTATTGGGGACGTTATTTTATCAACAACTTAACAATGCAATCCAATATATGGACTGCATTGTTAATTAATTTTATTTATCAAATAGTTATAGCAATACTGAGTACCAAAATACCCGCCCAATAATCTCTACCTCAGCCTCATAGGCTTCTTCATCCACATCACGGTTGAAACTGTGGATGACCAGCCTGCCACCGGGCTTGCGGTAAAGCTGCTTAATTCTCTTTAGCTTCTCATTACCACCACCTTCCTGCGCGATGGCGTAGAGCTTGCCGTCAATGATCCGCTTGTTGGTGGTGTCAACTGCGACAGTCGTGCCATCAGGAATGATTGGTTCCATGCTATCGCCCGTAACGGGAAAGCAAATTACACCGGAACCATCTGTATTGGCACCAACCTTGCGTAGGGTTGACTTGGAAAAGCGCAGTTTGAAACCGTTGTGATCCTCACTTTGAATGCGACCATCACCGCAGGCGAACTCAATATCCTTCAAAAAAGGCACTTCTACTTCGTCCTCTGATAATGCCGTCTTACTGTCCCAGGCTGCGATTGTTCCCCATTGGGATGCCGGTGGGATAGATTCGTTTTTATCAAGATCAAGGTATCCACTAGGCATACCATAGTCGCGCTCAAGCCGCCTTGCTGCTTTTTCACCAAAGGCCGCTTTCCCATTCAATAGCTGGGAGATGTAACTTTTTTCCTTTTCGGGAATAGTTCTCTCCGAAAACCACTCTTTGAGGCGAGTGCGCCTGATCTCTTTAATATCCATAACAGCATTTTGATTAGTATTCATTAAACAAGCAAATACTTGACTTTGGTTTAGTGTTAATTAAACTCGACATTAAACAAAGAGGTGAACAATGGAACTAAAAACGTATATCAACAATTTAGAGCGAGGTGGGGCCAAAAAGCTGGCTGCAGCCCTTGGTATCTCACGCTCTCATCTATCACAAATGGCTTCTAAACGATGCCCGATCTCCCCACAGCGCTGTGTCGAAATCGAGCAGGCGACTCAGGGCAATGTAGGGCGACGAGACCTGCGCCCTTACGACTGGAACAAGATATGGCCTGAGTTAATTTCACAGTAAATCGCTGGCTCTGACCAAGCCAGATTTTAAGGACTGACCAATGACCACAATACATCGACCTGCCGGTGATACGGCAGGGGCTGCGATCGCGTCCGGCGTTCGCAAGGAGCTGCTTTCACGCAAAAAAGTGGGTAAAAACGGCTTGCCGTTCCACGTCGTGCGCGAAGACCAGATCAAGACAAGGTGGACGGAGAGCGAGGCTGCCACCATCAAAAGCGTGGCTGGCGCCATGTCGTCCAATCCTGCCGTTGAAACCAATACCGCCGCGATACGTGGCTTTTTGGCGATGTTCGCCGAATCACCTGAAATGCTCGCCCATGTGCATCGTGAACTGACTACCGCCGGTTTGCCAATCCCTGACTGGTTACCGCCGTTGCCGGGGAGGGCGCCACTATGAAGCAAACCCACGAAACACAAATTAGCACGACACAAAGTGTGGATCTGATCGCCAGCATCGTTGGTCGCAAGCTGGATATCACCGGGGAAAAAACCCGGTGTTTGGCAATCACAGGGGCTTTGTCTCAAGTGACGCGAGCGTTTTATTCGCGTCAGGTGGTGACCGGCGAAACGAACGCGGCGGTGAACAATGGAAATAACAAAACTCCTTGATCGCCGCTACCGGGACAAAAACGGCGTGATTGTGCATGTCACGGGGTACGAACCCGCAACCAAGCGTGTGATTTTTATGCGACCCGGATATGAGCATCAATGCGCCCGCCCGTTGTGGCAGGTGCAGAAGTATTTCACGAGGCTTGATGTATGAGTAGCAAGTTATTGGGCCACGTATGGGAGGCTTGCGCGGCTTCTGGAATCAAAGGGACCAAGTTGCTGATTATGGCGAGACTGGCAGATTACTCGAACGACGAAGGTGTGAGTTACCCGAGCGTGGAGACAATTGCGCGGCAGTTGGGGGCCGGGATCAGCACCATCCGTGGTGCCATTGCCGAGCTGGAAAGCGAGGGCTGGTTGTGCCGCGAAAATCGTCGTAAGGGTAACCGTAACTGTTCGAACCTGTATTACCTCAATGCTGAACGCCTGGAAGAGATCGCTCTGTGTGAAATTGCCAAGGTTAAAGCCGCCAGACTGGCGAAAAAGGCGGCAATTCCTCACCCTCCAGAATCTGACGGTTCAAAATCTGACCCTCTGAAATCTGGAGGTTCAAACGATTCTCACCCTCCAGAATCTGGCAAAAAAGGGCGGTTTGACCGTCCAGAATCTGGAGGCGATCCACAAGAAGATCTGGATCCATCAGTAAATTCAAAACATGAACCACAAGTTACGCCTGCGCGGAAATCCCCCTTTGGTGAGTTCGATTTCTCGTCATTCCCGACACTGCCCAGCGTTCAGGTTTGGCAGGACTATGAGAAACACCGGAAGGCCAAGCGGGCACCCATCACTCAGACGGTGGTGAATATGCTGGGTATCGAACTCACGAAGGCAACTGTCGCTGGCTGGAGTGTTGATCATGCGTTGGGTGAAGCGATGGCAGCAGGCTGGCAGGGGCTCAAGTTCGAATGGCTGGCAAACCGGAATAATCCGGCGCGCAACACGGGGGCGATAAACCGACAGGAGGCGCTGGAAGCCCGCAACGCGCAGGCGTTTGAAGAGTGGCTACAGGAGGAAGCTCAGGCACTGGCCAACAGGAGGAATCTGGATGTTAACCACGGATAAATCTGACGAGCTGGCCGTCATGCGGGAGTTTGCCGAGCTGATGAAAGCCACGCTGTCGGTGTACGGTAAGGATTCATCAAAACCGGTAATCCGTTTGTACTGGAATGCCGTCGGCACATTCGATATTGCACTGATTCGACAGGCGCTCAGCCAGTGGATCACCGATCCGGAGCAAGGCCAGTTTGCACCAAAACCTGCTGACATCATCCGCAATATCCAAAACATCATTGGCCGACCATCGTGGATCGGTGCAAACGAAGCCTGGGCGATTGCATTACCCGCGCAGGACGAAGCAAACACTGTGGTTTGGACCGCTGAAATTGCCGAAGCGTGGCGAATCGCCAGCCCAATCATGGCAGGCGGTGATCGGGTAGGTGCGCGCATGGCGTTTATCTCGGTCTATGAGCGGCTGATAAATACGGCCAAGGCTACTGGGGTGCTGCCGGTATGGACGGTTTCTGAAGGTTGGAACAAGGAAACGCTGCCCGGTGCGATACAGCATGCGGTGAATGCCGGACTGTTGCCCGCACCCGAGGCGGACAAATACTTATCACAGCCCGCCAGTCTGCCTCCGCCAAAGGTAGAGCCAGAGAAACAGGCGATGATGTTGGAAAAGATACAGGCATTTTCCGGGGTGCTGTTGGATCTGAAGCGGCAGCGTGAAGAACAAAAACGGCATGAATGGGAGGAACGAAAAGCACAACTGAACAAAGCGTTAGAACAACGTCATCAGGCTGCTGACCACAGCCAGTTAATGAATCCGTAATTCGAGGACTAACCAATGACCATAATTTTCAAGAATGCGCTGATTTATCGCCTGACTCGCGATATCGCATTCGATGATCTGAACGACAAGCTGGCTGTTTTTGCCTTTACGCCATGTGGCAGCCAGGACAGAGCGAAAACCGGCTGGATACCGCCGCTGGGAGAGGGTTATAGCGAATTAACCCACCAGGCCAACGGGCAGATTCTCCTCACGTTGCAGCGTGAAGAGAAAATTCTGCCAGCGCCGGTGAGCGCCCGCGAGTTGGCGTCCAAGGTGGAAAAGTTGGAAGCCACACAGCAGCGCAAACTGAAGAAAACTGAAAAGGACGCGCTGAAAGACGAGGTGCTGCATAGCCTGCTGCCGCGTGCTTTCAGTAAATACCATACCACCCAAATCTGGATTAACGCAGGGGCCGGGTCAATCGTAGTAGATGCGCCCAGCGCCAAAAAAGCCGAAGACGCGCTGGCGCTGCTGCGCAAGACGCTGGGATCATTGCCTGTTGTACCCTTGATGCTGGAAACCCCCATTGAGTTGACACTGACGGAGTGGGTACGCTCCGGTGCTGCGCCGGGCGGCTTCGCACTGCAGGATGAAGCTGAACTAAAAGCGGTGCTGGAGGACGGCGGTATTCTGCGCAGTAAGCACCAAGATCTTGTCACTGACGAGATCGCCGGGCATATCGAAGCGGGCAAGGTGGTGACTAAGCTGGCGCTGAGCTGGCAGGAGCGGATCAGCTTTGTGCTGGGTGATGACGGTAGCCTGAAGAAACTGAAATTCTCCGATGCTTTACTCGAGCAGAATGACGATATCGATCGTGAAGATACGGCACAGCGATTTGACGCTGATTTCGTACTACTGACGGGGGAATTGTCGGCGCTGATCAACAGTTTGATTGATGCTCTGGGTGGGGAAACTGATCGTGTGGCACCAGAGCCAGAAAACCACGATTTGCAAGATGACCGGCTTTACCCGGATGCAGTTCAGTTTGTGCAATCTTCGCGCCGGGCGACAATATCCGGTCTCCAGCGCCATTTCCGCATCGGGTATAACCGCGCCGCACATTTGATTGAGGCGATGGAAAGCAACGGCGTGGTTTCTGCGCCGAAACATGATGGAACGCGGGAAGTGCTGATCAGGGAGAGCAGACAATGAACACTCCGATCATTATTGCCAATGTGCTGGTACGCCAGGATGTTGAGGGGCGTTTCAGCTTAAATGACCTGCACCGCGCAGCCGGTGGGGAAGCGCGCCACCGTCCTGCCACATGGTTGCAGAACAAGCAGACACAGGAGCTGGCGACAGAAATCGAAAAAGACGGAATTCCGTCTATTTTGACAAAACAAAGACTTGGAACATTCGTCCGCAAAGAGCTGGTTTACGCTTACGCCATGTGGATCAGCCCAACTTTCAATCTCAAAGTTATTCGCGCTTATGACTCGCTGGTGCAGCAACCACATATTCAACCGGTGGCGTTATCCGCTCAAGTACAGGCAGGCGTCTTGTTATTGGAGTCCGCGGCCAAGACACTGAATCTGTCGAACAGTTCAAAACTTGGAGCCTATCAAAAGCTGCAGGATCTTGCCGGGCTACCCAACCTGTTGCCCACCTATGCTATCGACGCCCCGAGCGACGCCGCTGACGGTTCCAGCCGGGCAACGAAATCACTCACTGAGTTATTGCATCAGAATGGGTTCACCATGACCGCGGCGATCGCCTATGTGCGACTTGAGGCCGCCGGGATTGTGGAACGCAAAACGCGGCTCAGCACCGGTAAGAAAACCAAATCATTTTGGTCGGTGACATCACAGGGACTGCGTTATGGCAAAAACATTACCAGCCCAGCAAATCCACGTGAGACACAGCCGCACTTTTTCGAATCTCGATCTGATGATCTGTTGGCAATCATTGCGGGGAGGGATGTGGCATGACTGATTTTTCCCAAACCGAGTACGTGCAGGCACTGAATGCCCAAAAAGCTGAAGATGCGCACTTACTGAAAGATGTAGGCGATCAATGGCGTACACCGGACCCTCTTTTTTGGGGCATTAATGCCGCGTTCGGCCCGTTTGTGCTGGATCTTTTTGCTGACGAGGACAATGCCAAGTGCGAGGCGTTTTATACCGCCGAGGACAATGCGCTGGTGCGGGATTGGTCTGCGCGCCTACAGGAACTGAACGGCGCCGCCTTCGCCAACCCGCCGTACAGCCGCGCCAAGCAGCATGGCGGCCAGTACATCACGGGGATGCGGCACATCATCGATTACACAATGGACATGCGGGAGCGCGGCGGGCGCTACGTGTATCTGATTAAAGCTGCGACCAGTGAAATCTGGTGGCCTGAGCAGGCGGACCACATCGCCTTCATCCGCGGCCGCCTGGGGTTCGATCTGCCGAAGTGGTTCCGCCCGAAGGACGAAAAGCAGGTTCCTACCGGCGCATTCTTCGCTGGTGCCATCGCTGTGTTCGATAAAGAGTGGCGAGGGCCGGACAGCGGCTACATTGATCGTGATCGGCTGATGGTGCAGGGCGAGGCATTTCTGGCGCAGATCCGGCGTGAGGCTGCCCGACTGGCACAACAAAGCCAGCCCCAAAATATTCCAGAAATCATTCCGATGCCGGATACCGGCAATACAGTCTGGCCGTCCGAAGTCAATTTCCTGTTCGGGCAGATCCCGGCGGCGGATGCGTTGCCCGCCGGGCAGCAACACAAACTCCGTAGTCACATCAACCGCCTGCGCCTGGAGCGGACACCGGACGCGGAGATCATCACCATCGCCACGTCGCTGGCCGAAAAAATGGGCGCGCTCGCAACCACAAAAGAAGGAGAGGAAGCATGAGGGAAATCATCGTTGACAATTTCGCTGGTGGCGGCGGCGCTTCAACGGGGATCGAGCTGGCGATCGGGCGCAGCGTTGATATAGCGATTAATCACGATCCGAATGCGATTGCGATGCACACGACGAACCACCCGGACACGTTACATTACTGCGAATCGGTATTTGATGTTGACCCAATCGCAGCCACCGCTGGCCGCCCGGTTGGGCTGGCGTGGTTTAGCCCTGACTGTACCCACCACTCAAAAGCTCGCGGTGGAAAACCTGTAAAACGAGAAATCCGGGGGCTTGCCTGGATTGTGCTGCGCTGGGCGTTGGCGGTTCGTCCTCGCGTGATGATGTTGGAGAATGTTGAGGAGTTCAAAACGTGGGGGCCATTGCTGACTAATGACGATGGAACGCAGCAACCTGACCTGTCTCGGTCGGGGGAAACGTTTGAAGCGTTTTGCGGCATGCTGTCTGGCGGAGTTCCTGCTGATCATCCAGCTTTGGCTGAAGCATGCGAATTCCTCGGTATTGAGCAGAGCAGCGCGCAAGGGCAGCAATTGGTACATGGGCTGGGGTATAACGTTGATTACCGCGAGTTGCGCGCCTGCGACTATGGCGCTCCAACCATCAGAAAAAGATTTTTCATGGTGATGCGCTGTGATGGGAAACCAGTTTCATGGCCGGAGGCCACGCACGGGGATCCAAAATCACCGGCGGTTCAGGCTGGTAAATTGAAACCATGGCGTACAGCGGCGGAGTGCATCGACTGGTCAATCCCATGCCCGAGCATCTTTGAACGTTCCCGCCCGCTTGCGGAAAACACGCTGAAACGTATTGCGCGCGGTATTCAGCGGTTTGTGCTGGATAACCCGACGCCATTTATCGTGAAGTGCAACCACACGACGTCGAAAGGCGTTTATGACTGCTTCAGAGGCCAGTCGCTTGATGAACCGCTGCAGACAATCACCAAAACGCATGGATTTGCAGTAGTGCAACCATTGCTAGTTGGCGCTGGCGGCCCGGTATATCAAGGTAAGCCGCGCAGCGTAGAGCAACCGATGAGTACAATTCTGAAAGAGAGCCACACCGCACTGGTAACCCCATTCATTGCCAGAATTGGTCAGACAGGTTTCGGTGGTAACCGCATGGCTTATGCTGCCCAAGACCCACTGACTACCGTTACAAGCAAAGCTGAACACCTGCTGGTAGCTCCGGTAATCGCTCGTCAATTTGGTGCCAGCGTAGGCCATGGTGCTGACGAACCGAACGGCACGATCACCTCTGGTGGTGGAGGCAAAAGCCAGCTTGTATCTGCATTCCTGGCTAAACACTTTGGCGGAAATTATACCGGTGCCGGTGTGGCGATGGACGAACCTACCCACACAGTGACGACAACAGATCATCATGCTGTGGTTGCCGCCCATTTGCTGGTGAATAACACGGGGCACCCTGGCGGTAGTGTCGATGCGCCAGCACACACTATCACAACGGGAAATCACCACGCACTCGTTACATCAAACCTCATCAAGATGCGCGGTACAAACACTGGGCAACCAACAAACACACCTTTGCAAACCGTTACGGCCGGCGGCAATCATTTTGGCGAGGTTAGGGCGTTCTTGCTGAAATACTACGGTAACGATAAAGAGGGCGTGGATATCAATGACCCTATGCATACAGTCGTCAGCCGTGATCGGTTCGGACTGGTGACCGTAGAGGGAATCGACTATCAGATTGTTGATATCGGCATGCGCATGCTGCAGCCGCACGAACTATATGCAGCCCAAGGCTTCCCGGCGTGGTACATCATCGATCAGGATTATCGTGGCGTGAAATACGCAAAAGACAAGCAGGTAGCTCGATGCGGTAATGCAGTCCCCCCGCCGTTCTCCGAGGCTCTTGTTCGCGCAAATCTGCCGGAAATGTGTACGGAAAGGGAAGAGGTGGCAGCATGACAACAGCCACCCGGACCAAATCATCGAAGAAGCACAAAACCGAAGCGCTGGGCGTACTGCTGCCCGGCGGCGGTATCAAATACTGTACTGATCATGATCGCGACGTAATGAAAGGGGTGCCAATCGGCACCCCGATCTCGCTCACTCCCATTGGTGACCGACGTAACATCAAACATCACCGTAAATTCTGGGCGTTACTGGATCTGGGTTTTTCGTATTGGGAGCCTGCGTGGTCGTTTGTCAGCGATCGGGAGAAATGGATAGCTCATGAGGTGTCTAAAGAAGTCGCTCAGGAGGCGGGTGATCCGTCCTTGTATGACAACGTTACGAGGATTATTGCTGAAAGAGTTCTTGAACGGCTAACGGCACAGCTTAAGCGCCGTTTTGATCCAGAGGCAGTTAAAACCAAAGATGCTTACCTGAATCACGTGATGGTAAAGGCTGGGTTTTACGACCTGGCACCGAATCCCGACGGCGGCACGCTGAAACAGCGCTGGAGCATCGCGTTTGTGAATATGGGGCAGGAGAAATTCGACAAGGTATATCGAGGTGTATTTGGTGTGATCTGGAATGAGACTCTAAGTCAGCACTTTGCCGATCAATATGAAATGGAACAAGCTGTTAGCCAACTGATGGGGTTTTGATTATGATGATAAAATCTCCTGCATTCCGAAGCAAAGTATTACGTGAGTCTGCCCGTGGGCAGGCTTGTACCTTGCAGATCCCGGGCATCTGTAACGGCAACCCAGAAACGACAGTATTGTGCCATCTACCTAGCCCGACACATGGCATGGGATACAAAGGGGACGATTTCTGGGCTGTCTATGGTTGCTCGTCTTGTCATGATGTGATTGATGGGCGGGTGCCGTATGAGTGGCGGGTGGGGGGAGATAGAAGAGGTTTTTCTTCAGGCGTTTTATTTAACGATTAAATCCATAAATTACCAGAGTGATTTTAGAAAATGAATAATAATGCTGGGTATGTTGGCGATGTCGACGAAATTGATAATTATTTGAAAAGTTGGTGCGCTGATTTTTTACCGAAAAACTACAACAATAAAGTTATAATTGACATTTTATTATGTGATGGGCGCGGATTTTCTAAGGAGGAACTTTATTTTTCATATTTTATTTATTGTTGGAGGATGCTGCGTTTGAATATTTTTGATAAGGGGAATAAAACTTTATCAAGACTACCGTACACTTACTCGCTAATGAAAAACAATGACATATATCTCAATGTCAATTTGTTTAAAGAAAAACCAAATACCGCTATTTTTTATATGGCCATGTCCTTAATTGAGTTTTTTCATATAAGCAATGATACACGTAGCTTAGGCCCCATAGAAGATGGTTCACTTTTTGCTATAGGTAAAGTGAAGTATTTATTAGGTCGAATCGATGAGATTACTACCGAGCTTAATCAGTTTCAATCGCATATCTTAAGCGGTTTAGAGTATCGTGTTCCGTTTCAGTTGGAGAGAAGTAGACTTGACGATTTTAATAGTGACATTTCTAATGTTAACGAGTCTATGAAAAATATAAAAGAAAACGACGTGTGGGTAAAAATAAACGAATTTCTAGAAACGGATGCAGGCATTGAAAGTGAAATAGCAAAACAAAGAGAGTTATATGATGCGATTGACGGGAAAATGGAAAAATTAAAAGAATACAATTCTGATTTAAATTTTTCATTGTTGGAGAACGCATTTAACAAAATAAGAAAGAAGAAGGATTCTGAACTCTTTTTTTCATATATTAGGTTTTTTGCTCCTGCATTGTTTATGATTCTAATACCTCTTCTTGCTATTTGTTTTAGGTATGATAAAGGTGAGCCAAACCTAAAGGATGTTTTTATTTTTGGGCCTCTGATTACCTTGGAAATACTTCTTTTTTATTTTATTCGATTGTTTTACGGAGAGATAAGGAATGTCAAATCTCAACTACTACAGATAGATATGCGCCTTAGCTTATGTGAGTTTATTCATGATTATGTTGAAAAAAGAGATTCTAGTGAGAAAACTGATAACGCATGGAAAGCCTTCGAATCCTTAATATTTAGCCCAATTCAGTCTAATGAAGATAAAATTCCTGCGGTGCTAGATGGCACCGATGCTATAGCTGAATTGGCTGGAAAAATTATGTCTGCTAAGAAATAACTATGTTGCTAAACTCGATCGACGCTCTAGCTCGTATTGGCAACAAAGCCAGGCTTGAAACCCGCAAAGGCAAGGTTCGCAAAGTCTACCATCAGGCAGAGTTGGAAGAACAGGCAGCGTTGATTGAGTGGGCAGATAAGACCGTGATTGATGGCATCCGCATCGGGGATTATCTGCTGCATATTCCGAACGAGGGAAAGCGCGGGCCAAAAGCGGCGAGGGATGCAAAACGATTGGGAATGAGGTCGGGGGTTCACGATTTATTCCTGGCATTGCCACGTGGTGAGTATGCTGGCTTATGGATCGAGATGAAGGCGGTCGGCGGTCGGCCGACGCCGGGACAATTGGAATGGCAAGAGTTAATGCGTGCGGCTGGTTACCGAGCTGAAATTTGTTATGGGTTTGATTCTGCCCGCAATGAAATCGAACGTTACTTGCAAAATTAGGGATTACCAGCAAAACATTCCGTATTTTGCAACAGTCGCATGTGACATATAGAATCAGCCTGTGACAAATAATTGCAGGACTGACCATGACCATAGCAATAGAGCAACTTATCAAAATGCACGATCCGCGCTGCATGAGTATTGAATCACTCAACGTCGGGCGCGGACGTGGCTCCCTATCCAAGGATCAAATTCTTGGAGTACTAGCAACCGCACAACGGCATAACTCCGTAGGGTACGATGTGCTGATGGCGAAATACCGCCACGATAGCCAGGCAGAGCAGCGGATCCGTGCCGCGATTACAGATTGGGTAAATATTCGTTCCGATTTAGATCATGCAGATAGTGCCTGCCAGTTGGCACTTAATATGATGCTGGAGCGTAATTTGCCAGCCCAGATAAATCACATCAGTAAATTGTTATGCAAGTACGGATCAAGATTTTCGCAGGTGCGCAAGAATGTTGATTTGCTGCGTGCTGAGATTAAGCGTCTGGAAAAGGCTCGTAGCCAGGTGAAAACCGCAGATAAGGAATATCATCTGATCGGTCAGCAAATTGTCGCATTGTCAGCAGGGGTTGAGGCGGAACGTCAAGGGCTGAAGGCATGGGCCACCCAGCAGGCGATGCGCAGTAACGTCTGCCCCCGGTGCAACGGTACTGGCCGGACGCATAGACCGGTCATTGCAATCTGTAATGAGTGTGGTGGGGGTGGGCGCATTACGACAACTTACGAGCACCTGCGGGCGTCGCTGGCGATCACAGGGACTGTGATACCTGCGGGTGAATGGCCGCAGTATCTGGTACTGGTTAAGCAGTGTATGCGCAGGTTGTTCGTTGAGGAATCAAAGGTTATAAGGATGATGGAGTTGAAAATAAAAAATGAACTACGCTGATAGTATTAGAAAAAATGGCGAATATACGGAATTTAATAATAATTGCATTGAGTTACTACATAATGCACCGGCTCGTCACTCAAAATTTTGTTTTTTATCCTCATTAATGCATTTAGAAAAAGCATATAAATTAGAGACTATTGATAAAGAAATGGCTATTTTTCGAGCCATAACGGCTGAGGAGGAGGCTGCAACTGGACTAATGATGTGTCTGAAAGAGCTGAATTATAAAAACGCTGAAAAACTAAGAACAAGAGACCATGTATGTAAAAATGCTATTTCTGCATTTCTGGTTACTATAATTAATGATATTAATGAAGTAGCTCATGCTAATTTTGATAGCTTATTGATGAGGGTTGACCGTTCAGATAAGAGTCCTTCTCTAAAATTAGGTATTCCGCTCAGTAGATTTGGACAGAGTTTAATTGCATGGCCTGTACCACCATTAAATGTGCACGCAAAGAAAAATGGATTAAAATTCTCATATAAAAATCAATTGAGAGAATTGATCAACAAAAAAGGTAAAAGGGATGTGATTTCTTATATTAAAGAGTTGGCAAATGAAAGAAATAAACTTCTTTATGCTAGCCCAAAAGGTGTTGCTCAGGCAACTGATAACGCATTAAATTATATCAATTTAAAAGAACAAAGAGTAATTTTCCTTCTTAGAGCATATTTGTTAATTTTTCCGTATAAAGAAAAACAGCAAATGGTCCAAGATAGTATTGATGCATTTTTGGCAATGCTAGGAACCATAAGTTATGAAGGTTTTAGCGATACATAAAGAAATTGACGTTATGATTTTATTGCGCTAAATTCACGAAAGATACCGGAGTACGCTTTAAAAAGCTGCTCCGGTTTTTTATTGGTCAGTCCTCAAGCCGCATGGTTCGCCAGCGGCTTTTTTATTTCCTACAGCGCGCCGACCGTCAGGGGAGGTGGAGATCGTGAAGATGCAAAACAATATTCATACCTGGACGGATTTCTGGGAACTGCTCCGCATGTGGTGGAACGGTGATATGCCACTCGGTGGTGTTCTGCTGTCCATCGTTATTACCGTCCTGCGTGTTGCTTATATGGGCGGTGGCCACAAGAAAATGCTTTTGGAGGCGGCGCTGTGTGGCGCGCTGACGCTGACGGTGATTTCATCACTGGAATATTTCAGTCTCCCACGCACGCTTACCGTGGCAATCGGCGGCAGTATTGGATTTATCGGTGTTGAGCAGATCCGTGCGCTGGCGCTGCGCATTCTTGGCAACCGCTTTGGCGGCAATAACCCGCAGGCGTAAATACGATGACCCAGAATCCACCACTGCATAAAAATTTATCTGCATTTCTGGATATGCTCGCCTTTTCTGAAGGCACATCGGTGCACCCACTCACCCGTAATCGTGGCTACGATGTCATTGTTACCGGCATTGATGGTAAGCCAGAGATCTTCACCGACTACCATGATCACCCCTTTGCTAACGGCCGCCCGGGAAAAATCTTCAACAAGCAAGGACAACGCTCCACAGCAGCCGGACGCTATCAGCAGCTCTATCGCTATTGGCCGACGTATAAAAAGCAATTGGGGCTACCGGACTTCAGCCCTGCATCACAAGACACACTTGCGATTCAGTTGATTCGTGAGCGCCGGGCTCTGGATGACGTGATCGCAGGTCGCATTGAGCGTGCCATTGAAGCGTGCAACAACATCTGGGCCTCTTTGCCGGGTGCCGGTTACGGTCAGCGTGAGCATAAGGTTGATCGGCTTATTGCCGCTTATCAGAATGCCGGTGGGGTATTGGTACAAAATTGACTGATATTTGAGCAATTGTGGCCGTGCTACGTGAAATCTGCACTGCTCGCCTTCACCAATCCCCTCTGATTTCAACAGGACAATCATGTTAACCACGAAAATTAAAGCGTTGCTGTTATGCGGCGGGCTGGCTGCTGCATTCGGCGCAGGATGGTATGTGCAGGGGTTGCGCTGGGATGCGGATATTTCGGCCCGGGAAACGGCGGCGGCACAGGAGGCAAACACAGGGCAGCAGGCCGTCATTGCAACACAGGCGCTGACGTTTCATCGTTTCAACGAAATCGCCAGACAAGCTAACCAGTACGCCATCAACATTAAGGCAAAATCAGATGAAAAACAGATTGTTTACCGCACCATCGTCAAGCGTGATCCGGCTAGCCGCCAGTGCGTGCCTGATGATGTGGCTAACAGGCTGCTCGACTACGCGAACAGTTTACGTGCCAGCGCAATGCACACCACTGCCAGCGGAGTTGACACAGCCGGTACTGGTGCCGCTGCCTCCGTCTGCCGATTGACTTATGGGCAGGTGGTGTATTGGGTTGATTTGCTGCTAACGGCTATTGATCAGGTTAATGGGCAGTTGGTAGGCATTAGTGAAATAGAACAACGTAATGAACTGTAACTAGGTAGAGTACATTAAAGAGGCACAATTTCTGGCCTCTTTTGTGGATTAAGAAATTCTGGCTATCATGATTTGGTTAAATTGACACTGAGAACACAACCGCTACCATGAAAATCAGCAGAGCTCCAACCTTTATTTAAAGCTTCTTGGGTGAACCAGTCTTTTACTGAGTCTGTAACCCTTTCACGCTCTTCGTTATTTTCTTGATTATAAAGATTTAACACTCTTTCACTATCAGCAATAGTGCTTGGGTTATTGATAGTTCTATCATCTGGATCTGGGAATTGAAACTTTGGCATGGTAATTATTTCCTTATTTAACCGATAGCGGTGTAATTATTTTAACTTAAGAGATGTTATCTCTTAAGTTCTTATTATACTTTTTTTCTTTGCAACGAATTAGTTAATTATTGTTTTTATGCGAAAATAAAAAACGGTTGTTGTGATGCCAAAAAAGTCAACCAACTGTGGTTGAAATTAATAATGGAGATAATAATGTTAGATGGGTATGTATTATCTGGTGAAGGTAACGATAAGAGACGTCGTGTTATCGTAGTTCAGGCAGCTCTTGAGATAGCCAAAGCCTCTGTAGGTTCGACAGGAGCGGGAACGCAATCAAAGGTGTCTGCTGATTTAAAAGCTGTAGCAAGTGAGATTGATACATTGGCTGATGCAATAATGGCAGCCATAGAAAATAAATGAGTAACACTCGCACTACACCAGCCTCAGCATCTGCTGGGGCTTTTTTTCACCCCAACATAAGACAATTAATATGTCACTGATCACTACCCAACAGGTTAATCCAAACCGAAGTGTAACTGTAAGCACACCCGTTTTAGTTCCATACACTTTTTGAGATATCCGGTTTTTCAGTCATCAGCCGGTATTCTTCCGGCGTCAGGTTATTCAGGGA